TCTTTGCGTCGGTGGTCGTTTGTGCTGCTCGTTTGACAGTCCGCTGGCAGGTGACATCTGCCACGGTCAGGCTGGCGCCGGCTCTTCGACCGGGACCTCAGGCGCCGGCTCTTCGACCGGGACCTCCTGCGGGGTCGTCTCAGGGACGGCGATGATTTCGTGCTCAGGCTTACCAATTTCCATCGTTGGCTCCTTGCGTAGTGGGTGGCTGTGGCTTCGTGCGTTGTGCAGGCAGGTGCGGCATTTCCATCGCAGCGAGAATCACTTTCGTGTGGTCCAAGAAATCCGCCGACACGACCGGCACCTTGTATCGAGTTGACAGCCGCGGCCCGGCCTGAGCGACGTTGATGTCCAAGACGATCCCGGCAGGCTGCGCGTACTCGGCCCGGTAGCCGTGCTCGTGCACCTGGATGCGTCCCCACATGCGGATGATCCCGACGGCCTGCACCGGAGACCAGGAGCGTGTCACCGCCGCGAACGGCCCTTGCGGGTCAGAGCACATGGCATCCCAGTCGGTGTAGCCGTACAGGCCACACGTGCAGTTACGGCACGGCACGTCTTCGTCGTCGTGCAGGCGGGCGAACGGCCACGGGACACCAAACCCGAGTGCCGAGGCTCTGGCAATGTCTGCCTTTGCCTCTTCGTCGTCTTCATCAATCGGGAACGCCTTCATGAGCACGGTGGCACGCTCGTTGTGGATACAATGCCCGTGGTTGCCTGCCGGTCCCCACTCCATGGTCTGCACGACAGAGTGGAGTGCTGGGTCGCGGTGGCCGTCCCAGCGCGTGTCTTCGCCAACGTTGGCGATACGCCATGCGCGCCAGCTGTAGACGCTCCCGTGGTGGACGGTCGGTGTGCCCATGAGTCACACCGTCCTGTGTTGCAGTTTGGCAGCCAGGCGGTCCTCGACACGCCGGCTGCCGTACTGCGAGCCGGCAGCGTTGACGACGAGCGCGGCGACGCCAAGCTGACGGGTCGGGATTGGTTCCAGGTGCGCGTCTAAAACCGCGGTCATCGCTTCGCGCGAGTACAGCGACCGTTCCTCGGAGAACATGGGGTGGCGGGCGGCGTCGATGAGGCGCTGGTACTCCTCGTCGATCTCAGGTGGTTCTGGTGGCGGCTCCGGTCGGGTTTGCGGCCAGTCGCCGGGCAGGCGTTGCGTAAGCTCTTCGCGGCGGGCAGCCTCACAGGTGCGGCACATGGAGCGGCGCCCGTCAGCGTTGCGGGTGGTGCGCGAGTACGCGTCGAGGGGCAGCCGTTCGCGGCAACGGGTGCATGTCTTGTGGGTGCGGCATTGGGGGCAGTCGGCGGCTTTGTTGCCGCACTCGTGCCCGTTCGGGCAGACCCGGATGCGGGCCTTGTCCTGGTAGGCGGGCATGCTCATGACGGCACCCGCTCAGGCTTGCCGTCAACCAGGTCCCAGCCGATGCTGTGCAGGGCGGCGAGGACGCGGGCCCGGTTGCGGTCAGCGGCGGCGAGGCAGGCGGTCATGCTGGCGCGGACCGAGGCGATCTCGGCGGGAGTCATGTGCTCATCTCCATGCGGCGCCCACGGCGGCGGGTGAACCAGCCGGCGCGGCGCCATTCGTGTCCACGCTCTCCGTTCCAGCACTCCCAGACCTGTCCGCATTCATCGCACCGAACGATGGTGCCAATCGGATAGGTAGCCGCGCGCGGCGCGTTGCACTCATGCAGCCGATTCGGGACGTAGAGGACTTTGACAGTCATGACCCCACCTGCTCGCAGTGGGCGGTCGTCTTGGACGCGCTGGTGTACGTGACCCAACGGTGGTGGCCGTCCTGCTCACAGCTGGCAGCCCGAACGTCCGTCCACACGACACCTTCACGGATCGCCTCAGAGACTGCACCGACAGCGGCGAGCAGGATCACAGCGAGGACGGTGGCAGACACACGCAACGCCCTCATGACAGCACCTCTCCAAGGATGCGGTGGGCGGTGATCCACAGCTTGATGGCGGCCTGGTTGTACGACGCGTCGGTGGCTACCTGCGCACACGCACGCCGGTGGTCGCCGACCAGGTCCACCAGGTCGGACAGGTGGCCTTCCAGCACGGCGCACCGGGCGCCAAGGCGGTCAGCCTCGGCTCGAGCTTCGTCAATGTCGGCGGTCATCGCTGGGCCCCCTCGTCGGTGTGCAGCCAGCCGGCCGAGCACGTGTAGCCCTCCATGTCGGGGTGACAGCCCGGGCCCCACGGATCGTCCCAGTAGTCGGAGTAGAAGGCGTGGTCGCCCGGCTCCATGCCCGACGGGTCCAGGTCGTTGTCGGTCGGCACTCGGTCGTCGTCCAACAGGCCGTACTTGGCGAGCTCGGTGGTGCGAGTCATGACCGCAGCCCCAGGATCCGTTCGGCGGCGGCGACGAGGTCGCGGGACGTGCTGCCCCAACCGTCAGCCATGCCGGCGCACACCTGAGCCACAGCCGGGTCGGTGACCTTCACACCACCGCCGACCTTGCGACCCGGGCGGGTGCGGACGACACGCCAGCCGTCAGCCGTCTCGGTCACGACGATGCGGGCCCGGCCGCCCAGGTCGGTGAAGCTGCGGGCCCGGCCGCCCAGGTCGGTGAAGCTGCGGCGGGCCTGCTCGGCCGCCCACAGCGACTCGATGCGGGACCGGTACTCGGCGTTGCGGACCTTGCGACGCCGACTCACAGCCCCGCCTCCTGCACCTGGGCGAGCAGCTCGGCCTTGCCACCCGACGGGGTCAGGCCGGCCGCCTTCAGCGCCTTCGCCAGCTGTGCCACCGTCGCCGTCGACCAGTCCGTACCAGACGACGTGTCCGGCGTCGCCGCAGCATCCGCAATCGCCTGGCCAATCTCCGACCGGCCCGACGGCGGCGGAATCACATCAACTGGACCGTCGGCCAGCTCACCTTCCAACACCTCACCGGTGCCCGTGTCCACATACGACGGCGCCGGCGTACCCTCCAACCCGAACGGGTCATCCGGGTCAAACTGTGTCGGGCCAGCGTTCAACTGGCGCAACGCACGCGCGTTCTCGTCAATGCCCGGCAACTCGCCAGACTCCAACGCCTTTACATGCGCGGCACCCGCGGCCAAATCCTCCGGCGTCCGGTTGATAAGCAGCACCGGCGTCACGTAGTGAATCGTCTTGCCGTCCTGCTTCGCCTGCCGTTGCGCCAACACCAGCTCGCCAGCGGAGAACGACCCAGCCAGGCCACCCTGCTCGATAACAGTCATCGCACCGGACAACTCCAACGCCGCGTAATAGCCGTGCACCTCCAAGCGCCACACACCGAACCCGGGCACCCCTTCGAGCATCACCGAAAGGCGCGTGCACGGACGGATACCCGCCTCGGCGAGACCGTCCTTGTCAGTCGGCCCGGTCCACGGCCGCTCGTTCAAGTAGTCCCACTGGCCGTCAGTGCGGACCGTGCACCCGCCCGACTTCCACGCCTCCAAATACTGCTCGAACTGGGCGACAGCCGGCATGACAACACGCAACGTTTCCGATTCGGTGTACACCTCGAACTGGTTCGGTGGGTTCGCGGACGGGTCGTCCCATGCGCGCACCTCGCCGCCGTACAGGCTGGCGACCACTTCGAGCGCGTCACGGTGCGGGGACGTGACCCGCCAGTGCGACAGCTTGTTGGGACGCTGGCCACCTTTCGCAGTGGCAACCTTGTCGCCCATGCGGATACGGCCAAGCTCAACCATACGAGGCTGGAACGCGGGAAGGTTGATAGGCATGAGAACCTCCAGGCTCAACGTGTGGACCCTGATGTCCACTCACCTGACCGTGTGCGCCCGACACCGTTATGCCAGTAGGTCCGCAAAAAAATCTGGGAACGTCAAAGGCGGCGCGTCCAGGAGCCTGGAGAGAAACCGGACGCGCCGCCTTGACCGTTACAACAGTCCTGACACTTGCCCCGACAGCAAGACACCCCACCCAGTCGGGTGGGGTGTCCTTCTCACGGCAGCGAGAGTGCGTCGTTGTTTGTCAGAACCAGGGGTCGGTGCTGTCATCACAGTCGACCGGACCGAACTCGCCGGCACGGACACGGGCCTGCATCGCATCGAACTCGTCAGGCACGATCGCCCGGTCGATAGCAGTAGCCAGCTCGCGCACCTGGGCGCGCAGCACGTCGCACTCGTCTGCGGGCACAACCCAGTCGGACAGGTTGAAATCGTCAGACTCGACGTCGGAAACCTCGTAGATGCTCATCTCACACCTCCTTCGCAAGGAGAGCGGTACGGCCACCAGACCGCACAAACGCTGTGATGGCCTCAACAAGCTGCGGCGGGACATGCATGACGGTCGTCGAACCGTCAACGGACCGGAACTTGAACTCGGCGGAGTCGCCGTCCCACTTATACCCGGCGAGACGTTCCTCGCGGGTGCGGGTATCAGGGACAAACACGTGGCCAGCCATCAGTACCACCCCCCACGATCCTCGAAGGTGCCGTCCTGCACATCGGGGCGGGCCTCGAAACGGTCCCGGTCCACGTCCTCCTCGACCGGTGGTACCGACAGGTCGCGGTCGTCGGGAACTTCGGTCTTGTCCATGTCAAGCCTCCAGGCTCAAGTCGGCGGGGATGCCTTGAATAGGACAGTCCGGACCTGCACACCGTCATGCCACAAGGTCAGCAAAGAAATCCCAGAAAATCTGTACGACCCCCATGAACAAGCCACACCCGCCCGGCACCGTCCCTTCTGTGGGAAACACCCACCACCAACAGAAAGGGACAACCAATGTCAACCATCGAACAACAGCTAACCGACGACCAGCTGAACCAGTACCGCGTCGGGCTCACCGCAGCGCACACCCTCGGGCGAGCCGACGTGACCGGAGAAGACCCGGACCGCTGGGCATGGGAAACGTACGTTCGGGTGATCGCACACCTGAGCGCGGATGACACCATCGCCCCCGACGTGCGGCTGCACATGCAACGCGAAATGCGTATCGCTCGCGAAAGTGAGTCGTATCGAGACTGGGAGTGATTGGACACAACCAGCGAACATGAGTGCAGGCCTCTGGTGATGACACCAGAGGCCTGCTTGCTGTGCCCGTACACGCGACAGCCCGCCGGGGGCTTCAGGAGGCCATGTGCCCGGCGGGCGCCGCGACCCTCACCGTCCCGGCCAAGGTGGGACGCGCAACGTGCCCCGACAGCAGGACACCCCGCCCAGTTGACCCGGGCGGGGTGCTCCATCTCACGGCAGCGAGAGTGCGTCGTTGTTTGTTCAGTCGGTGAGATCTGCGGTCTTGCGTCCGCGGCGTCCTGGGCGGGCGGGTTCACCGTCGGCTTGGGCGAGTAGGTCGCCGGCAAGCCAGCGGGAGATGTCGAGCAGGTTGGCGAGCCGGCGGATGGATGTGCGCCTGGTGGCGGTGAGCTGGCGGAGCGCTTCGAGGCGTTGCGCGGTGAGGTGTCGGCGTTGCTGTTCGCAGGCGGCGAGCGCGTTGTGTGCTCGGATGAGTGCGAGTTCGGGGGTTTCGGGTCGGGCGGGTGGTTCGGCAGTGATGCCGGTCGGACCCCAGAGGGTGAGCGGCCCGGTCATCACGCCACCTCGTACTGGCCGCCCCACGAGCGGTAGAGCTCCTGGACGCGCTCGAGGGCGGTGTTCCACTCGGTGTCGGTCAACTCGGGCTCGGCTGGCATGTAGATGTCGCAGACGTCGTCGTCACGAGAGCCCCACTCGGCGTGGCCGGCGTCGACGAGCGCGTGGGCGATAGCCTCGCCGTAGAGGTCGAGGTCGATGATGTCGGTAGTGTCGCCGGACATCTCGATGAGGTCGACGGCGCGGTAGCGGGTGGTGGGGACTTCGATCTTGTTCATGGTGGCCTCCTGAGCCTTAGAGCCGGCGGGGTTGCCTTTCGCTCTACATAGGACCGTCCGGAGGTGCGGACACTTTTTCATGGAGGCTGGCAAGATTTTCGAGATTTCTTTCCGTACGCGAAAGGGTCCCGCTTCGGCGGGACCCTTCCATGACTGACTGCGGTTGGGTGGCTTCACATAGGCGGCTCCACCAGCTCGACGAGCTGCAGGAAGTCGTCCCCGCACGCCGGGCATTCGATGTGGTGATGCTGCCCGCCGCTCCAATCATCCTCGGGTTGGCCGTACCAGCGGGTCTCACGGTCGCCGTCAGCGTCCTCATGGACGTTGCACCGCCAGTTCTGGGCGATGAGCACAACCTCGATGAGGTCGAGGTTGCCGCAGTGTGGGCACGCTCGGAACGTCGTCATGTCCGCTCCTCGTCAAGGGCCCGTGTGGCCCGGGCGGCAAGGAAGGCACCGTCGAGGAGTGCGACAGCTGCGGGGGAACCTGCCTCGGGGGCGCCGGCGTCTGCGAGGTACCAGTGGGTGAGCTGCCGGATTGCCATCGCCATCGCCAGGATGAGCGTGTCTGCGTCGTCGGAGGTCACAGCACACCGTCTTCCCACCGCTCGAAGTACGACAGCACCTCGAGGAGTAGCAGGGTGGCGTTGCCGGGTCCGCCTCGTCGGGCGACCAGGTAGGCCTCGATGACGTCAGCGAACTTGGTCAGCTCCTTGGCGGACTTTCTGGCGTCTGCTGCGGCGGTCCGCATGTGGGCTTCGCCGATTTGGTTGGCGATTTCATCCTGGATGGTCATTGCGCTTGCCTCCTTTTGCCGGGTATCTCCCAGCGGAGGCGACTGTGACCGCGAGGGTCAGTCGTTGCACACGCCGGTCAGTCCCACCAGATGACCCACTTGCCGTCGACCTTTTCGATGCTGTCGGGGATGGTGCCTGTCTCCTCCTGCACGACCTGGCGGACGGTCTCCAGGGGGATACTCCCGTCGACGGTCACCGTGTCGAGGTGGAGGCGTGCGTCCCGGCGGGGCGGCTCAATGAGACAGCCGCTGAGGGTGGCGTCCTCGTCGAGCAGCATCGCTGTGCGGATGAGTGTTGCCGGGCCCGGCAAGTTGTCGATCACCTCGTCACCGCAAATGTCTGGCACGTACAGCCCAAGCACGTGCTGCACCATCGCCCATGGCGCACGGGTGATGTCCGGGTCAGGTCCGTCGCCCAGGTAAAGCGCCAGGTACTCCCGGGCCCTGTCCCATCGTGCCTCATCCATGTGTCCACTCCTCTCCCCAAACCAGTATGGGGTGCAACCCCAGCAAACGGACCGCCAGCTGGTCGGCCTGCCACACCGTCAGCTCACCTGACTCCCGGGCCCGGTAGTACGCCCGAGCCATCGCATCCGACGGCCGGCAGGTGGCGAGTCCGCCACGGGCTTCGACGAGCTCGACGAGCGGGTCGGCTGCCAGCCGGCGATGACTATCACTGTGGATAGTGTCACCGGGGATACTGTCATCAGTGATACCTACTGGCGTGGTGGTCACACCGCGACCGTGCGCGGGACGCGCGGCGCGGCATACGCAACAACCCCGCCTGGCTGAAAGGCGGGGTTGTCACGAGAGGTAAGTGGTTGGGTCCGACGTCAGACCACCCTGACCGTCCTGGACGGCATCGCCGCCGCAACCTACGCAGGATGCTCGTCAATCAACGCCGCCGCATCAATCAGGCCGAGTAGGTCCGCCAGGCTGCCCTCCTCGGGCAGGTACTCCGCCACCAGCTGGACCGCCACATCGGTACAGCCGGCGTGCCTCAAACCGATCGCCACGAAAACTACGTCAGTCATCACAGACACGTCGCCCGCGGCCGTCGCGAACACCAGATTAGATCCCGTGCGGTCCTCCAAGCGAGCCAACAGCTCGAACACACCCGACAGGCACAACAACTCCTCCCACTCGGGCGGCAGCCCAGGCGCCAGGAACGCCGCCACCCACGCCCGGGCATGAGCTACCAGGCGTCGGCGGTCACGCATCATGCCGTCCACGGTGGCAGGTGGCTGCGACATCAGGCTGGGTGCTCCTCGACAAGTCTCAACGACTCGCACATGTCCAGCAGCCGGCAGGCGTCGTCAGGCAGCAACGACCGCGGCACAAACCGCTCACCGGCCTGCACCTGCAGCTCGAACTCGTGAACGAGAAACGCCTCATACTCGGACGGCACCAGCACCATCCACGACTGCTCAGACCACTCCATGCCCAACATCGTCGGAACATGCCAATCACGGCAACCGACCATGGTGCAGTTGAAACTCGGATCATCGCGCTGGGTCTTCTCGTTCCAATGGCAGGGCTCGTAGAACTCGAACAACGTCTTGCGCCACACGACCGCGACCGACAAGCCAGGAAGGACCGTCGAACGAACCTCCCCAGTCCACTCGTCGTCGACATCAACCACGAACGGAACAGACGGGTGCCACAGCGGACCGTCGTCCGGCACGGCGTCCACGTCTACCGGAGCTGGTGGCTCGAACAAGAGCAGCTGCGCCTGCATCAGAGCACGTCACGCAGCCGAGGCGGATCAGGACGCACCACAGACACGTCACCGTCAGCCCACACGACAACAGCACGACCGTGGCTGTCCTCGAACGTGCCAACCGCCAACGGTCGATCATCGATGTCTTCAGCCAACACGACCGTGCCCGTCGTAGTGATGCCACCCCACACCCAGTCGACCTGCTCCAACGGGTCATTCACCCAGCCGAACGCAACAACCAGCTCACCACCGTCGTCCGTGAACGCGTAGTTAGACGGGGCAGGAACCAGATCCTTGATGATGTACACGACACTTCTCCTTGTCAGAACGGCTTCTCGTCGTCGTTTGTAGAAGCACCAGCAACCCAGCCGATCAGACGCGCACGACGCGGACCAGCGACCTCGTCAACCCGGCCATGCTTGAGCAGCATCTTCACTGCCTGCGCCGTCGTCGACTCCTTGAACGGCAACGCCGACTGCAACCCAGACATCGACAACCGCTCCGGATGCAAGTCCTGCAGATGCTCGACGATCTTGTCCATCGCCTCCGTCGGCTCCCACTCCGGATCCGACTTGCCCTTCGGGATCGGCTCCGCCGGCGCGGTCATCACAAACCGGATGTGCGCGCCACCGTCACGCACCTGAACCGTCGCATCGAACGCCACCTCACCCTTACGGCGAGACCCCTCCCGGTCCTTCGCACACGTCCCCTTCAACCGGCCACACACCTCACGGCTGAACGGCTCCGGCGCATCAATGCGATACCCGGCACCCGTCATCGCCTGCATGAACGCCGACGCGCCACGAGGAGCCAACCGGTCCTTGTTGTGCTCGTTCTCGTGGCCCAGGTGAGCGATCACCACAACCGTGCACCGGCGCTGCTCAAACGGGACAACCGCCTGCGACCACCACTTCCCGGCGTCACTGTTGTCCGACTCGTTCAACCCGGCAGCCGACATCGACCTCGTCGTCGAATCCAACACCGACAACGACGGGTGATACTCGTCGAGGAACTCGGCGAGAGCTTTCGCCCACGGCTTACCGCCCGGGCCACCCAACGGCGCTGAGATACGCCAATACGCAAATCGCTTCGCCTGCTGGGCAGTCACACCCAGCGCCTTCAGCCGGGCCTTCGTCGTCTCCCGGTTGCTCTCGTAGTCGATGAGCAGAGCGACACCGCCAGACGACAGCACCTCCGTGCACCACGACAGAGCCAGGAACGTCTTGCCGTCACCGCCATGGCCGAACAACAGGTGAGACTCGCCGTCATAGACGACCGCCTCGCCGCCCTCGACCTGGATCAGCTCCGGTTCCCGCGGCGGAACCACCTGATCCCACTCGTCCTCATCGTCGAAGAACGCTGGCGGTTCAACGACACGCCCGTCAGCTTTATCGACGTCAGCGCCGCCGCCAACGACGAACTGCGGGCCCTTCACCTGGGCGGCCGCCCACTCGTCATAGTCGTCAACCGGTGCGGCAGTCACTGCCCAACCTCTTCCAAGAGTGGCGAAACGACCACATGGCGGACCAGCTCGCCAGCATCCCGCAACCGACGAGACCCCATCCCAGGCGGCAACGCCTGATACGAGATCAGGCCATCGTGATGCAGCCGGCGCAGGGCCCGCTGCAACGTGTCCCGCTCAATACCCAGCTCGGCGGACACCTCGTGCTCGTCGACCTCAACCTTGCCTGTGACCGGATCGGCGAGGCTCCACAAGACCCTCGCAACCAACCGGATAGAGCGTGCGTACTCCATGTCTGCCTCCCACGCATGACGGTGCGTGAAGGGGACTGTTCCGGCGCCATCCTCGGATGCAAGGGTCTTGTCCGGATAACGCGGACCGCCCCAGGGAGGCAGTCCCCAGGGCGGCCCATGCGGCAAGACACCGCACCGTCCCACCAGACCGTGCCGAGGCATCAACAAGGCGCAACACACGACCCCCGCCCAGTTCCGCCCACATCCGCCGACCACCGCCCGGCCCCGGTGCCCATCACCCCAAACAACCACCGCCCACCCCCGCCCACCCCCTTCAGGGGGGCGGGGGTGGCGGCGGTGGTGGATGGGCCGACCACGGCGGAGCAAAAACAACCACCGCCGCCCGGCGGAGGTCAGACCAAAAACGTCCGGTGGTGCGGACACAACTCGACCAGCCCACTTGCACACCCGGCCCGAGCACACACAGTCACCTGAAGACCGCCAACACCGGCGGCAAGGCTCAGGAGGCCCACATGCTCACCGCCATCATCATCGCCGTACTCGCCACCCTCGTCGTGATCCTCACCCTCACCGTCCACCGGCAAGGCCAGGAACTCGACCGGGCACAACGCTCCAACGAGTACCTGCGACGCAGCCGCTGCACCAGCCAGCCACGCACCACCACCAGCCGGCACGACCGCTGGGAACTCACCTGACCTCTGGCGCCCAACACCCAGCCACGGACCGTCGCAAATACCACCAACTACGACACCGAGGTCGACATGGCTGCCGCCACCGGAACCGGCAAACGCCTCACACCGGACGAGAAAGACGAGATCGTCGAACGCATCTTCAACGGCGAGTCCTACCGGGACATCGCCAAAGCGGTGGGCGTCCAGACGAAAACCGTCCAGAACACGTTCCGAGCCTGGAAGCGTGGACCTGGCGCCAAGCGTGTCGAAGCACAACTGGAAATGCAGGCCGAACTGGTGGCGCGCCAGGAACGGATCGCGATCGACGCACGCCGCGACGCAGCAGCAGCCCGCCAAGCTGAGGACCGCGCTGCCGTTGCCCGCTTCCTCGCTGAGGAACGCCAGGCCCTCAAGGAAGTCGGCCGGCTCGCTGGCGCTGAGGCGCCCGACAGGGTTGAGCATTCGGGCAGCGTTGAACTCACGTCGCCGCTCGACGAGCTGCTCGGCGCTCTCGACCGCATCGCACCGTCCGCACCTGCGGACACTGACGACGACACCGACGCCACTGACGAGGCGTGACCATGCTCGCCCCAGCCGAGCAGTCACCCGCACAACGCCTCGCCGCACTCCCACCCGAACAACGCCGCGACACCCTCGCCCGCCTCGGAGACAGCAAACTCCGCGGCCTCGCCGCCGACTGGCGTTTCTGGGCCCGCCCCAGCCAACTCGCACCGCTTGGCGCCTGGCTCGTCTGGCTCATCCTCGCCGGCCGCGGCTGGGGCAAAACCCGCTGCGGCGCCGAATGGGTCCTCGACCGCATCGCCGCACACACCACCCCGGGCCCGCACCGCGTCGCCCTCGTCGGACGTACCGCCGCCGACGTCCGCGACACCATGATCGAAGGCGAATCAGGTCTCGTCGCCTGCGCTGAACGACGCGGCTGGCACGCCGAATACGAACCCTCCAAGCGGCGTGTCACCATCACCACCCCCGACGGGCACACCGGCCTGTGCACCGCCTACTCGGCCGAAGAACCCGACCAGCTGCGTGGACCACAGCACCACTCCGCCTGGTGCGACGAGCTCGCCGCCTGGCGGCCCCGCGTCGACGCTGTCGGCAACACCGCCTGGACCAACCTCAGCTTCGGACTCCGCCTCGGCAACGACCCACGCTCCGTCATCACCACCACCCCACAGACCACCAAAGCGATCCGCGAACTCATCGCCGACGAAGACACGCACGTCACGAGAGGCACCACCTACGACAACGCCTCCAACCTCGCCCCCTCCATGCTGAAGAAGCTGCTCGCCCTGTACGAAGGGACACGCATCGGACGGCAAGAACTGCTCGCCGAACTCCTCGAAGACATCGAAGGCGCCCTGTGGACCGCCGCCCTCATCGGCTCCGAACGGGTCAAACGAGCCGAAGTGCCCCCGCTACGCAAAGTCGTCGTAGCCATCGACCCGCCCGGCACGTCACACGGCGACGAATGCGGCATCGTCGTCGTCGGAGTCGCACGCGACGACCGCGGCCTCGAACACGCCTACGTCCTCGCCGACGAATCAGCAGGCGGACTCACCCCAGACGCCTGGGCGCGCAGGGCAATCATGGCGTACCTCAACTACGACGCCGCCGAAATCGTCGTCGAACAGAACCAAGGCGGCGAGATGACCGAACAAGTCATTGCCGACGCTGGACGAGCCCTCGCTGCGGACGGGCACCCAACCCGGACCATCCCAACCAAGCGAGTCCACGCCAGCACGAACAAAGCCACTCGAGCAGCGCCCGTCGTAGCGCTGTACGAGCAAGGCCGCGTCCACCACGTGGGTCCGCACCCGGAACTCGAGGACCAGATGACGACATGGGTACCAGACGACAAGACGGCCGACAGCCCCGACAGGATCGACGCGCTCGTCTGGGCTGTGCGTCGCCTGCTCGTCGGCGGCGACCGCACCTACACGATCCACAGGGCCAGGTGACGACATGACACCCGACGAGCAGTACGACACCAGCGAAGCGCTCGAAGGGCTGCTCGCCCGCGCACCCCACTACCGGACGTACCGCAACTACTACGACGGCAAGCACCCCACGGCGCTCACCCACCCCAAGCTCGAGCTGGCGTTCGGCCGGCTGCTCAACGACTACCGCGACAACCTGTGCGGCACTGTCGTCGACGCGGCCGCGGACCGGTTGCGCATCGAAGGCTGGACCGCTGAGGACAGCGTTGTCGAACGGATCACCGATCTGGAACGGCGTGTCCGGTTCACCCGCACCCAGGGTGAAGCGTTCGAAGAGGCGATCACGACCGGTGACTCGTTCCTGCTCGTCTGGCCGGACCGGACTGGCAAGCCACGCATCTACGGTCAGCCGGCACACACATGTGCGGTCACGTACGACCCTGAAGACCCGACCGTGATCCTGTCAGCAGTCAAGCTGTGGCGTGAACGAGACCGGTACCGGCTCAACTTGTACTTCCCTGACCGGATCGAACGGCTTGTCACCGAAGCTGAAACCGAGACGGCCCCGAAGGATCTCGCCAAGTATGTGGCGCTCGCCGACGACCCGTTCGTCACGAACCCGTATGACGAGGTGCCCGTCTACCATCTCGCCCCGAACGCTGCTGCTGGCTGTGTCGGTCGGTCCGACCTGGCGAACGTGCTCCCGATCCAGGATGCGCTCAACAAGGCGGACGTCGACATCCTCGTGCTCGGCGAGTTCTACGGCGGCCCGCTCCGCGCGTTGATCGGCGTTGACGCTGAGCGTGACTCGAACGGCAACAAGATCAAGCCTCGTGTCGCCCCCGGCGACCTGCTCGAACTGCCTGAGGGCGCGTCCCTCACCCAGCTCGACCCATCCGACATTGAGAAGCTGCTCGCCACCTCAGACCATTGGGCAGCAAAGCTGTCACGTGTCTCGTCGACACCCGTCCACCTGCTCGGCTTGGCATCCACCGTCGACCTGTCCGGTGAGGCGCTCAACAACCTGGAACGGCCGCTCACTGACCGCGTCAAGGACCATCAGGACGCGTTCGAAGACCCGGTTGCGGGTGCGATGCGTATGGCGCTCCGCCAGGACGGCATCGCCGATCCGGGCGACCCGCGTCCCGTGTGGGCTCCAGCCGAGACCGTCACTGAGGAACGGAAGCTGTCGAACGCTGAGGCGAAGCTGCGGGTCGGCTACTCGCAGGAACGTGTCCTGTCCGACCTGGGTGAGTCGGCGGCCGTTGTCGCTGAGATGCTCGCTGCGAACGAGGTGGCAGCCGACCAGGCCGCAAGCCGGGTCGCGACGTCATTCTCAGCGGGGCTTGTCCCATGACCGACACGACCCGCATCTACGTGATGACCGAGCCGGTGCTCGCAGACACGCTCGCCAAGGTCGCGAACGGTGACCACCCGGACGTTGTGCTCGCTGAGCTGTACGCAAACGCTGACCATCAAGGAGTGAACGATGGCGACGTGGGCGGAGATTGACCGGGTCGTCAAAGCGCAACAACAGGCTGTCGCCGCACAAGACGCAGCCACCCTGCGACGGTTGCAGACTGCGATCGAAGCAGCGCAACGTGACGTGGAACGTTCAGCTCGCCTGTTCGAAGCAGATGTGCGCGCCCACTTCGCTGCTGGTGAAACCCCCGATCAGGTGGCGTGGCGGATGGTCCGTTCCCGCCACTACCGCGAAATGGCAGCCCAGCTGCGCGCCGAAGCCGACGACCTGGCCCGCATCCTCGCCGCTGACTTGTCCAAGTCGCTGCCGGCCGCCGCGAGTGTCGGTGCCGCTCACGCCGCCCAACTGATCGTGCTTGCGACTGGCACATCGTTCGACGTGCTCAACGCTGAGGCGTTGCGGGCGATCGTTGCGCAGATCTACGGGCCCGGGTCGCCGCTCAGCCCGATCCTTGCAAGCCTCGGACCTGCCGCTGAGAAGGCCGCACAGGAAGCACTGGTGCGTGGCATCGCTGCGGGTCTCAACCCGAACGTTGTCGCACGCCAGATCGTCGACCAGGCCCGCGGCCTGTCCACGTATCGGGCCCGGCTCATCTCCCGCACCGAAACGCTGCGCGCCTACCGGACCGCAGAACTCGAGTCGTACAAGGACACAGCTGGTGTCGTACGTGGCTGGGCGTGGCATTCGGCTTTGGACCGGCGCACCTGCCCAGCGTGTTGGGCGATGCACGGCCAAGTGTTCGACACGGAACAACCGATGGGCACCCACCCGAACTGTCGCTGCTCGATGGTGCCGGTGACACGCCGGCTCGGGCCGCCCATCTCCGGGTCCACCCAGTTCCGTGACCTGCCAGAAGCAGACCAGCTGGCGATCCTCGGACCGGCGAAACATGCCGCATACAAGGCCGGTGACCTGCAACTCCCAGACCTGGTGCGATCCAAGACAACACCCGAATGGGGTGTCACCCGGTCGACCGGCAGCCTTGTTGACGCCGTCGGCCCAGCGAAAGCCAAGACGTACTACGCCGCGGCGCGCGCCTGACCCCTTGCGCGTCCGACAGCACAGCGGACCGTGCATGGCAGCGACGTGAGACGCGTCGACTGACCATGTGAGGCGAGATGCCCGACAGCACTGAAGACAGCACAAGCACAGACAACCAGGTCACCGACGCAACCACCGAGACGGCGGACGGCGGGACCACAACCAGCACCACCGAAACCGAAGAGTTCGACAAGGACCGGGCACTTGCCCTCATCGCGAAGCTCCGCACAGAGCTGAAGGATGAACGCAAGACCGCCAAGGCCGCCAAGTCCGAGCTCGACGGGATCAAGACCGCTGGTCTGTCCGAAACCGAACGGCTCCAACAGGAGCTCGACACAATCCGCAACGAGCGGGACAAGTTGGTCCAGGAGACCCGCAAGTCCCAGACGTTCTCCGCAGCCCGTGAGGCTGCGAAGGCCGCCAACGCCGACGACCCAGATGCCGTCGCCGAGCTCATCGCAGCACGTGTGTCGTACGACGAAGACGGGAGCCCCGTCGGAGTTGACGCAGCGGTCAAGGACATCCGAGCCAAGCATCCAAAGCTTTTCGCCAACCGGACCGGCACAGCCGACGCCGGCAAGGGGAGAAGCGGCGACGCACCCGACTCGGACTGGATCCGCTCAATCATCGGCCGCTGACCCGGCCCCCTACACCACGAGGTGACCTGCAATGCCTTACAACAGCCAGACCGGCCGGAGCGACAGCTCCGCTCTCATGCCCGAGGAGCACTCCAACGCGATCCTCGAGGCCCTTCCCACAGCGTCGACTGTCGTCGGCGCCTTCCGGACCATCAAGATGGGGCGCAAGCAGACTCGTCTGCCTGTCCTCGACACTCTCCCCACGGCGTACTTCGTCAACGGCGAGTCGGATGGCACCTCTCCCGCCAACGGTCTCAAGCAGACCACGAAGATGGCGTGGGACAACAAGTACCTGAACGCTGAGGAGCTGGCCGTCATCGTCCCGTTCCCCGAGGCTGTCATCGACGACTCCGAGTACCCCTTGACCGACGCGGCCCTGCCGCTCGCAGTCGAGGCGATCGCTCGGGCCATCGACGCGGCTGTCGCGTTCGGGACCAACAAGCCCGCCACCTGGGGTGCGGCCCTGGCCACCGAGGCCATCTCCCGCTCCCACTCGGTCGAGGTCGGCACCAACGCCGCCGCTGCCGGTGGCTTCGCTGGTGACGTGTCCGACGCTTTCGCCCTCGTTGAGGCTGACGGCTACGACGTCGACACCATCCTGTCCCACACCCGCAACCGCGGCCGGGCCCGCAACCTGCGCAACGCTCAGGGCGACCGTCTGCCCGAGGTGTCCGCAGCCGAGTGGTACGGCGTCCCCGCGCAGTACCCCGCTCGTGGCCTGTGGGGCGACACGGTGTCCGCCATCGTCGGTCAGTCCGACCAGGGCCTGGTGGGTATCCGCCAGGACATCCGGGTCAAGCTGCTCGACCAGGCTGTCATCCAGGATGCTGAGGGCAACATCGTCCTCAACCTCGCCCAGCAGGACGCAGTCGCCTTGCGCATCACCTTCCGGTGCGCATGGGAGATCGCGAACACGATCCGTCGGGACAACGAGGACGCGGACACCCGCTTCCCGTTCGCAGTGCTGACGGAGCCCGCTGGTTCCTGAACCCATGGCATGTAGCCACGAGCCCTCCGGCCTTCGGGTCGGGGGGCTCTGGCGTTCCCGGGCCAGGTTCGCACGGTGTAGGGCGTGAAGGTCCTCGCTCATGTCCACGGCTATCCGCCTGCCCATCGTGCTGGCGCTGAGATGGCGTTGCATGCCGTGCTCCGTTGGCTGGCCGACCGCGGCCATGAGTGCCGTGTGATTGTCCCGAACGACCGGTATGCGGTGACTGGTGTTGTCGACGGTGTGACGGTGACTGCGGGCGTGTCACAACGGCAGGTTGCTGAGGCGTGGGAGTGGTGTGATGTCGCGTTCACCCACCTGGATCTGACGCATCAGGCGGTGTCGTTGGCGGTCAAGCATGACCGGCCGCTCGTCCACTATCTGCACAACGACAAGCAGCTGGCGTTTCACAAGGTGCCGCTCGACCAGGCGCAGCTGGTCGTCTCCAACAGCCAATGGATTGCGGACACGCTCCCAGACGACTGGCCGACTGTGGTCGTGTACCCGCCTGTCGAACCGGACCGGTACCGCCTCGCGTCACCTGGTGACGCGGTCACGCTCGTCAACCTGACTGAACAGAAGGGTGCTGCAACGTTCTACGAGCTTGCACGTCGCAACCCTCACCGGCCGTTCCTTGGGGTGCGCGGCTCATACGGCGAGCAGGTCATCCCGAGGCGTCTACCTGCCAACGTGACTGTCGCAGAGACGACGTCCGACATGGTTGGCGACGTGTACGCGCGCACCCGGGTGGTGCTCATGCCGTCGCATTACGAGTCGTGGGGGCGTGTCGCTATCGAGGCGTGCTGTGCCGGGATCCCGGTGATTGCCGCACCAACACCCGGCCTGTGCGAGTCGTTGGGGGATGCGGGACGGTTCGCTGAGCCGGACGACATTGACGGCTGGCAAGCACACCTTGACGAATTGGACGACCCCAAGGTGTACGAGGCGGCTGCGGCTGCTGGCCATGATCGGGCTGTCGAACTGGCCGGGCTCGTCGACGCCCAGCTGGTCGCACTCGAAGACCGGCTGTCCGCCGTGGCGGACACGTTCTACGAGCTGCCCGACCTCGACACCCACCAGCTCGACATGTTGCGCCGAGGCGTATGGGCGGTCGCCCCTGGCGGCGGGCTCACACTCACGGACCGTAGGACGTACGACACCGTGCTGCACGCCCGCGGCTACCGGAGGTACTGATGGATCGTGACGATGTGATCTCCAAGCTGTCCCAGCATGTTGCTGCGACGTCTGACCCCGTGCTGGACGACACTGCCCTCGGTGAGCTTGTCGACGACGCAGCTGTCGCCGACTCGGGTGGCCTGCTGCCCACCGACACCGGCTGGGCTGGCGCCTGGGACCTGTACGCCGCTGCGGCTGCCGGCTGGCGCCGCAAGGCCGGGGTCGTCTCCGACCGGTTCAAGTTCGCAGCCGACGGCGCCACCTATGAGCGTCAGCAGATGTTCGAACACTTCCTCACAATGGCCGGCTGGTACGCGGCCCGTGCCGGGTCGCTCATCGTCGGTGACACGAACCCGCTTGTTCAGCAGGCCCGTTGGACTTCGACACGCACCGTGTACACGGAACGCGACTCGGACTGGTGGGAGGACCAGGTCGTATGAGTGCCGCTGACGAAGCTCGCGCGCTGCTGTGGCGGACCCGTGAACGCCAGGTCAAAGCGAACCGTCGCCGGGTCGGCAAGGCGTTGCGTGGCGACCCGGCTGCGCTCGCTGAGCTGAACGCTGACTGGCTGCCGTTGCGGCGCGCTCTGGACGAGGCGAGGGACACTGATGTTGACGACCGCTGAACTCGAAGCGATGCGGGCCGTCCAAGAGTCGGCGCTCCCGGACGTGTGCACTGTCACCCGACTGTCCGCCACGGCGGACAACTATGGCGGTGTCACTGAAGACTGGGACGAGGTCGTCGACGACGTGCCTTGCCGTGTCGGTGTCCCAACCCGTGCCGAGCTGGCCATCCTCTCCGAGCGTGTCTCCGAGTCTGCCGGCTGGACCGTGACCGTCCCTGTCGGCACTGATGTCGCGGGCGACGACCGGATCACGGTCGGGTCTCGCCGCTTCCAGGTCGCTGCCAATCCGCTCACGTCGTGGGCGACCGCGCTGCGGTGTGTCTGCTGGGAGGTCAAGTGATGGCCGGTCTCGGTGGACGCACTGTCGTCGAAAAGAACAAGTTCAAAGAGGCTCGCGCCGTCCTGGACGCTGCCATCCGTGTCGCCATCATCGAAGCGAACGCAGCCGGCAAGGCGACCGCCAAGGCTGAGGTGGCCGTCGACACTGGCAACTTGAAGAACAGCATCCAGGGTCACATGACCGGGAAGCTGTCATCCGAGATCGTCACCGGTGTCGAGTACGCCCCGTACCAGGAGTACGGCACCCGCTACCAGTCCGGCAAGCAGTACATGCGCCCGGCTGCGAAGAAGGCTGGCGAGGTCCTGCAGGACGAGGTCAACAAGATCGAACCTGCCCTGATTGCGGCGGTGATGACATGAGCCGCGGTCTGGAACTTGTTGCCGCCCGAGAGTGGATCCACGAGACCCTCGACGGTGACGCAACCATCACAGCTGAGGCACCAGGCGGTGTCTGGCACCATCCGGTGCCTCGGTCGGTCGACCCCGACCAGGTGGTCGTCACGTATCAGCCAGTTGAAGCGACTGACGTGAACGGTCTCGGCGACTCACGCATCCTCACCGACTCCGAATGGTTGGTCCGTGTCATCGGGCCCGGTGACGACATCGGCGCCCTGCTTGACGCGTACGCCCGCGTCGACGCACTCCTCGACGGTGCCCGCTGCACGTCCGTCACGACCGGACGTCTGTTCGGCTGCCGTCGTGTCCGCCCGTTCTCCGAAGCCATGTCCGAACCAGATCCGGGCGGCTCGAAGGCCACCTACCGGTCCACACACCTGGGTGGCTTCTACCAGATCCACGTCGCAGGGGACTGACACCCTGCGCGTCCTGGCGCACCCCGGACCATCCAACAAAGAACACGACCTACTTCTACCCGGAGGGCCAGATGGCATCTCGATCCAGCATCAACCAGTCCGTCCAGGTGGGCGTGGAGACGACCGCCGGTACGGCTGTGGCCGCTTCCCGCCGGCTTGGTTCCGTCTCCGTCAGTGTCGACCCGGACGTCAAGTCGTCCCGGCACACACCCGACGGTGACAAGTTCGACAGTGTCGTCACTCTCGACACCGACGCGTCCAAGGTCGACGTCAAGGGCAAGCCTGACTTCGAAGAGCTCACCTGGCTGCTCGACGCTGTCGTCGGCAACCGTGTCACCACCGACCTCGGTGGCGGCGCCTACCAGCACGTGTTCCACGCAAAGGACCGCGGCTGTGACACCTACTCGACCCTCACCGTGGAGCGCGGCTCGACGTGCGGCAACGCTGTCCGTGCCGCTGGTGTCGTCCTCACCGGCCTCACCTTGGAGGCTCAGCGGTCCAAGTCCGCTGACGTCAAGAGCGAGGGCTTCGGTCTCGCCCTCGAGACCGGGCTGTACTTGACCGGCAACGAGGTCCAGCAGGTCGCTGTCACTGGCGGCACACCCACCTCGGGCACGTTCACGCTCACGTACTCCGGCCAGACCACCTCTGGTATCGCTCGCAACGCGAACGCTGCCGCTGTCCAGGCTGCCCTCGAAGCGCTGTCGACCATCGGCGCCGGCAACGTTGTCTGCACCGGTGGCGCCCTTCCTGGCACTGCGGTCCGCGTCCAGTTCGTTGGCGACCTCGCCCAGACGAACGTCGCGAGCCTCACCGCCGCGGACACGTTCGACTCCGGTGACATCACCATCACGACCGTCACCGCCGGCGCCGCACCGACCAGCACGGTCTTGCAGCCCATCACCACGTCACTCATCGACGTGTACGTCGACACGACCGCAGCCGGCCTTGGCACCACCAAGGTTGCCCGGCCCCTCAAGACGACCTGGGCGATCACCGACCGGTTCACCCCCGCCTGGTACCTCAACACTGACAACGCCTCGTGGGGCGAGTCGCTCGAGTCGAAGCCGTCACAGACGGTCAAGGTCACTGTGCCTGCAGACGACGCCGGCCTTGACCTGGGTCTCGGCAACATCCGCCGCGGTGACGTCGTGTTCGTCCGCGTCGCTGCTGTCGGCGGCGAGATCGCCTCTTCCGGTGAGAACTACGAGCTGAGCATCGATGTGGCCGCACAGGTCGAAGATGTCGGCCCGCTCTCCGACGAGGACGGCGCCTACGCCTACGAGCTCACCCTCCGTGCCGTGTTCGACCCGACCTGGGCGAAGTCGCACGAGGTCACCCTCACCAACTCCATCGCGTCGCTCTGACGCACACCCCTATAGCCATCAGGAGGCCACACCACCATGGACATCTCTGACCTGCTCGGCGCAGGCACCGACCTCGACGTTGTCGTAGGAGACGACGAAGAGGCTGTCATCAAGTTGCAGTACAACGCTGCCGCGCTCACACCTGCGTTCATCCAGAACATCTCCCAGCACGCGAAGCGTGCCCTGTCGCTCGAGAAGGCGAAGAGCAAGGGGAAGGGCAAGTCGAACGACGAAGCGGTCATCGACGAGCTCGAACTGGGCGCTGCGAACATTGACACGCTCGTCGAGGGTCTCGCTGCGGTGCTCATCTCGTGGGATGTGACCGCGAAGGGTGAGCCGGTCGGCACGGACGCTGACAGCCTCCGCAACATCCCGTCGTCGATCATCCAGGTCGTTTGGGCTGCCATCCAGGCGAACGTGAAGGGCCAGGACGAAGAGGACGAAGAGGGAAACGCCTGAGCCCGTCTGAGCCGCAACAGATCGCCCGCTGGGCGAGGACGGGCGAACCTGAGGTGAACGGCGACGGCTGGCTGCCACCCGAATGGTTTGAGGTGTGCCAGCTCGCTGAAGCGTGGCATTGCCCGCCTTGGGAGATTGTCGACCCGGACCGGCCGATCGGCTGGCGGGTCGTGGGTCGCAAATGGTTGGAGACCCGGGCTCGTATCCGTGAGGACGCCAACCGCGACACGGACGCCTGACCCCCGGCGGGCGGGCCGCTTCTCCGGACCATCACGGGGGACCGGTCTACGAGGTACGAGATGGATGTCGCACGCCTGCGGGTAATCATCGAAGGTTCAGCTGAGGGCGCCCAACAGGCGCTCGGCCAGGCTGAGTCTGCGTTCGACCGCACCGCCGGCAAGCTCCGTTCGGCTGGCGCTGGTCTGACCGCTGGTGTGACCCTGCCGCTGATTGGTGTCGCTGTCGGTGTCGCCAAGTCGTTCGGCGACTATGAGCGCAACGCGTCGGTGTTCCAGACGACGACCGGTGCGACAACCCGTGAGATGGAGAAGATGCGCGCCAAGGCGAAGGACCTTGGCAACGACATGCGTCTCCCAGGCACGTCTGCTGGTGACGCCGCAGCTGCGATGCTCGAGCTCGCCAAGGGCGGCCTGAGCGTGCAGCAGTCGATGGACGGGGCCCGCGGTGTGCTCCAGCTCAGCGCGGCCGCTCAGATCGAGAACGCTGACGCCGCCACCATCGTCGCTGACGCCCTCAACACGTTCGCGTTGAAGGGCAACGACGCTGCCCGTGTCTCCGACCTGCTTGCTGCGACCGCCAACTCGTCGACTGCTGAGATCACTGACGTCGCTCAGGGCTTCCAGATGGCTGGCGCCGTGTTCGCCTCCAACAAGGTGCCAATCGAAGACCTGTCTGTCGCACTCGGCGAGATGGCCAACGCTGGTGTGAAGGGCTCCGATGCGGGCACGTCACTCAAGCAGATGCTGCTGTCGCTCGCCGCACCGAACGAGAAGGCTGCCGGCACCATCAAGGAACTCGGGCTCGAGGTGTACAACGCGGACGGCTCAATGAAGGGTCTGCGCGACATTGTCGGCCAGCTGCAAACGAAGACTGCTGGGCTGACCGCCGAGCAGCGCAACATGGCGTTCCAGACCATTTTCGGCTCGGACGCCATCAGGGCTGCGACGATCATGACTGAGGCTGGCGTGTCCGGCTTCGACAAGATGTCCAAGTCGGTCAACAAGTCTGGTGCCGCCGCCGACCTCGCTGCCGCTCAGAACAAGGGTCTGCTCGGCGCTTGGGACGCGCTTATCTCAACAGTGCAGACGGTTGGCATCACGCTCGGTGAGACGTTCGGCCCGTCCATCACGGACGCGCTCAAGACGCTCGGCGAGTGGGTGCAGAAGGCTGGCGCCTGGTTTGAGAAGCTGCCTGAGCCAGTCAAGAAGTTCGCGGGCATCGCCATGGTCGCCGCGGCGGCGCTCGGCCCGCTGCTGCTCGGCCTGGCCGGACTCATGTCGGTCGCGTCCATCATCGGTGGTGCGCTCGGCGCTCTCATCTCACCTGTCGGTCTGATCGTCGCAGGCATCGCGGCTGTCGCTGTCGGCATCGGTGTCCTGTACGCCAAGTCTGAGGGCTTCCGTGACTTCATCAGCAGCCTGTGGGACGCGCTCCGACCTGGCCTCGAAGCCGCCTGGGGCACGATGCAGAAGATCATCGGTGACATCCGCGAGCTCATCGGGTCCGTTATCGAGTCGATCAAGAAGTGGGCTGCCGAACACAAGGACACCATCGACGAGTGGAAAGTCAAGCTCCAAGAAGCGTTCAAAGAGATTGGCGACATCATCACCGGCGTCATGGTCGTCATCGAGCAGATCGCCAACGCTGTACGTGAGTTCTGGGACAGGTTCGGCGACAACATCCTCGACGTGCTTGGCGCCATGATCACCCAGGCGATCGACTCGCTGTCCGGGCTGATCAAGTTCGTGTCCGGCTTCGTCGACCTCGTCTCCGGTCTGCTGACCCTCGACTGGGACAAGATCAAGAAGGGCCTCGAGAAGATCGTGTCCGGCTTCTTGCAGATCTTGTTTGCCCCGCTCAAGTTCGCGTTCGGTTGGCTGCCTGGTGTGGCCAGCAAGGCGTGGGATGGCATCAAGGACGGTGCCGGCAAGGCTGTGTCGTGGATCAAGGACCGTTGGGACGGCATCCTCGACTTCTTCAAGAAGCTGCCTGGCCGTGTCGGCTCTGCCGTGTCTGGCATGTGGGACGGCATCAAGAACGCGTTCAAGGCTGCGATGAACTGGGTGATCAAGAAGTGGAACGGTCTCGAGTTCACGCTGCCGTCGTTCAAGGCGTTCGGCAAGGAGATCGGCGGCTACACGATTGGTGTGCCTGACATCCCTCAGCTCGCTGCCGGCGGTCTCATCCGAGGCTCGACTGATGGCACGTTGGCACGCCTCGGTGAGGGTGGACCTGGCCGTGACGAAGCGGTGCTGCCGTTGAACGTGGCGACACTCCGGGAGATTGGTGCCGGTATCGCGAACGCTGGCGGTTCGACAAGGCCGGTCGTGTTCTCACCTCGGTACGACGTGCGTATCGACAACGCGGACGCGTCGTCGTGGGAGCGGTTCAAGAGCCTGCTCGACGACCGTGACCGTGACTTGATCCAGGCCGTGCAGGCCGTCGGAGGTATGTGATGGCTCTGTCCACACCCACAGTGTCCGCCACGGCGGACGATGCGAACGCTCGTGTTGCCTTGTCGGTGACCGGGTCGGCGACACCTGCCGTCCCTGGTCTCGCCAGGGCGTCTGCCGCAGCCACCGGTTTCAACTTCTCTGGTGCGAACGACCTGACGTTCAACGTCCAGGTCGACGGCGGTTCCATCCAGGCCGTGTCGGTCACATCTGACGTGTCTGACATTGCAGGCCTCGTGACCGCTTTGGACGCCGACATCACCGGGGCGACCGTCTCGCACGTCTCAGGTGTCCTGGTGATCACCTCTGCGACGACTGGGGCTGCGTCGAACGTGTCCATCTCGACGCTTGTCGATGGTGGCGGCGGCAACGCGACGTTTCTGGCTGAAGGCTCGAACGACGGGTCAGCTGCCCCCGAGCAGCGGTTCGTTGTCGAACGCACCGAAGACTCGGGCACCACGTGGACGGAGGTGCGGGGCGTGTCGCTGCTCGTGCCGGACGGCTCGTACAACGTCGCCACCTACGACTATGAGGCGCCCTGCACTGGGACGGCCGGCTACCGGGCCAAAGCGATCGACGCGTACAACGGCTACAACACCGACTCGTCCTGGAGCTCGACCGACACGGAGACGGTCGCTGTGTCCGGCTGGTGGCTCCAGGACCTCGAGGTGCCGGCACTCAACTCGACGCTGCCGGTAGAGCGCGCTGTCGTCACCTATGACAAGACCCGCGACCAGGGAGTGTTCCTGCCGTTGGGCCGCGACCGGGCTGTCGTCGTGTACGGCGACCGGCGCGGTGAGACCGTCACGCTGCCCATCATGTGTGTCGGCGACACGTCATACGACGCGCTCGAAGCGCTCCTGGACGGTGGCCGTACCTTGCTGCTCCGCACAGCTGACGGCCGTCGCCTCTATGTCGCCAACCCAGACAAGCGGGCAGCTGCTGTGCAGCCAACCGCTGACTGGTCTGAGCGGCCTGTCCGCAAGTTCAACCTGTCGTTCACCGAGGTGGATGTCCCGTGATCTCCGTCTCCGACGCCTTCTCTGAAGCAGTCAAGACGACACACCGTTCCAAGGCGGTTGTGGAGCTGCTCGACGCGGACGGCAACGTCATCGACGAGCTCGTTGTTGAGGGCGGCACGGTGAACGTCGCCAGGACGGCCGCGTTCCGCCGCCGGGCCCAGGTGCGTGCCGTCGGGACCGACATGGTCCCAACCGACCAGGAGATCGGACAGCCGGGCATCACCGAGTTCGGTGGCGACGGCGAAGTGTTCGGCGCTGAAGGTGACGTGTTCGGTGCCCGCCAGTACACGGCGCTCGCCGGTTCGGTCGCACCATACGGGTCCGAGTTCCGGGTGAAGCGGGGCGTCGTGTTCCCGGACGGCACCGAGGAGCTCGTCAGCCTCGGCGTGTTCCTGCTCGACGACGTGGACATCAACGACAGTGGTGTCGGCGTGACAGTCGACCTGTCCGGCCCGGACCGGGCGCAGCGCGTGTCGGATGCCCGGTGGACGGAGGCGTACACGATCGCGGACGGCACCAACTATGCGACCGCTATCCAGAACCTCATCTCCGACCGCTACCCGGGTGCCGTGTTCGACTTCACCACGACGTCCCGCACCACCCCCCTTCTCGTGCTTGGCGAAAGCTCTCAGAACGACCCGTGGTCTGACGCCCAGCGCATGGCGCACGACATCGGCTGCGAACTGTTCTTCGATGCGAACGGGACATGTGTGCTGCAGGAGGTGCCGTCGCCGACTGCGCCGTCCGTGTGGACGATCGCCGAGGGTGACGCCGGTTCACCGACCGTGTCGTTCGGCCGGCGGCTGAACCGTCGCACCACGTACAACGTGATCGTGGTGCGTGGCGAGAACCCGGCTGTCGGCGCACCCGTCCAGGCGACCGCCCGCGACATGAACCCGACCTCGCCGACGTATGTGCTGGGCCCGTTCGGTGAGAAGCCCAAGTTCTACGTGTCCGAGTACATCAAGACTGAGGCACAAGCGCAGGACGTGGCGAACGCGATGCTGTCGGAGAACCTGGGGCTCGACGAGGCCGCCCGCGCGGTCATCGTCCCGCAGCCCGCACTGGATGCGTCCGATGTGGTGACGGTGACCCGGCAGCGTTCCAACCTGAACGCGGCGTTCGTCGTCCAGTCGTTCAGCGTGCCGTTGCGGCCCAACGAGTCGATGACTGTTGAGCTGAAGCGGCTCCGTGACCTGGTGACAGGGGAGGCATGATGCAGCGCTACCGCGACGACCTTGCAGCTCTCATCTCACACAAGACAGACGACGCCCCTTTGCGGATGCGGCTCGGCGAGATCTCCAGTGTCGAGACGGGCACTGTCACAGTGACGATCGGCGGGTCTGCGACCGCGGTGCCTGGTGTCCGCTACCTCGACTCGTACAGTCCGACAGCTGCCGACGTGGTCATCATCTTGCAGCAGGGCGCCGCTCTCGTCGTGTTGGGGGTGCTGGCCTGATGCCGTCTTCGAACCTTGCTCTCGCCCCGATGGTGCTGTGGTCCACGCAGCTGGTCGGGTTCTTCGGCCGAGTGGTATGACAACGACCCGCATCATGAGCACCCTCCAACTGAGGAGCATGTGTCGCATTGGACTGTCGGCGACTTTGACGCTGCCCGCGTTGACCATGCGGAGGAACTGTATGGCGGGCTGCTGGTCCGGTTGCGCCCCCTGCCTGTGACGCCCAACCCCGGACGGTCGTAGACATGCCTACTCCTTCCTGGCCTCCCGCAGCCCTTTCGACTGGGTACCAGAACGATGACCTGACGGAGAACACGCATCCGTCGGCGCACAACCAGGCGGACGGGGTCATCAATCAGATCGTCACGGTCCTTGGCGCGGACCCGAACGGTGCGTCTGACGACATGACTGAGCGGCTGGTCGCGATCGAGACAGCGATCGACGACGCTGAGACAGCCATCGGTGATCTGGAGGCGACGCACACGGTGTTGAACGGTTCGAGCCCTCCCGATTCGGGGGATGGCATCAATGGCGACTTCTACATCAACACCAGCACGTGGCTCATCTACAAGAAGTCTGGTGGCTCGTGGGGATCGGGCACGTCGCTGGTCGGGCCGGCTGGTCCGACTGGTGCTGCGGGCGCCGATGGTGCCGATGGTGCCGACGGAGCTGATGGTGCAGACAGCACGGTCCCTGGACCTCCAGGTGAGACAGGCCCTGCTGGACCTGAGGGTCCTGCTGGCCCGACCGGTCCGACAGGGCCTGCTGGTCCGATGACGAACCTGTCTGAAGGGGCAGACACGGACATTGCGACTCCCGCTAACGGTGACGTGCTCACCTGGGACGAGACGGCTGGCAAGTGGCGCAACATGCTGGGCACCTCGCCATACACGTTCGACAGCAAGGGCGATCTGCTCGTCGGCACCGGCAACAACACGTACCAGAAGCAGCCGGTCGGTTCGCTGTACCAGGTCCTCGGCTCCGACCCGACAACGGACACTGGGCTCAAGTACTACTCGCCGATCGAGGTGCTCAACAACTCCGGTTTCACAGGCGGTCAAGGCTGGTCGCTGGGCAGCGGCCACTACTACCCGTCCACGCTCACCCAGCAAGGCTCATCCACTACCAACGCCGGCTACAACGGCATCCCCCAAGGCCGCTGCTTCTTCATGCCAGTCATCATCCCTGCGACGGTCGTGATCACTCGCCTTGGCACCTGGGTGGACTCATACAACCAGTCCGCCGACAAGACACTCCGGTTCGGCATCTACACCTGTGGCACCAACGGCTTGCCCAACACGCTGATTGTCGATGCTGGGACGGTCGCCTCTGCTGCCAACGCTTTCGTCGAGAAGACGCTCAGCTCCCCGCAGACCCTCAACCCGGGCATGTACTGGCTGGCGATCGCCAAGCAGGGATCCGGCACCTTCCTGTGTACGGCGTGGACTTCAGTCGGGCGGAACAACCTGGTGCCTCAGACCCCGTACTCCGAGGCGCACACTGCTCGCTACGCCAATGGCGTGACTGGCTCGTTTGCCGCGACCGCCCCTGCCTCTACCGGCAACAACTGGGGCGCCGAAGTTTGGATGAGGACACAATGACGCCGTTCCACGTGACGTACGGGCCTGACGAGCAGGACCCAGAGAATCCCGTCCCGGACGTGGAGGTCCTGGCGATCGACGGTGACGAGTTCGTGCACCTCGTCGATGGCGTCGAAGTGGAGCGCCGCCCCGCGACGGCCGAGGAGCTCACTTTCACGCAGCCTCCACCACCCACCGCTGAGCAGCAGATCGCTGAGCTGGAAGCGCAGCTGCAGGCGCTGCTTGACGCGATCAACGGTGCACCATGAGCCGGACGCGCATCGATCCCACCCAGGTGGCTGCTGCGGCTGCGAAGCTGCGCCGCCAGTCACGCCGCCACGACATCATCACCGACCTGGCGGCTGCTGACCCCAGGAACGCCGCGAAGAAGTGTCTGCTGTGCAACACGGCGAACGCTTTGACGGTCACCGATCACAAGCCCAGGTGCCCGTGGCGGCGTGCGAAGAACGTGGTGGCCGGCTCGGAATGACCCCCTGCCGGCTGCCTGCCGGTCCGGACAGTCCGATGCATGGCAACCACCGCTGAGAACGTCCTGAACCTCGCCCGCAGCTTCCTCGGCTACCGCGAAGGCCCACGCAACAACCAGTCACAGTTCGGTGCGTACACCGGGTTCAATTTCCAGCCGTGGTGCGGCTCGTTCGTCAAGTACGTCCTCGACCACGCCGGCCAGACCGGTGAACCGTCACCCGTGTACACGCCCGCCGGCGCAACCGGCTACATGCACGTCAAGCGGTGGATTCCCCGCAACGGTGCCATCCGCCCCGGTGACGTCATCTTCTTCGACTGGCAGCACGGACAGGCGCCCGCTGGCGTCGACCACACCGGCTTCGTTGAGCGTGACCTCGGCAACGGCCAGGTGCAAACCATCGAAGGCAACACAGCGTCCGGTCAGGCTGGCAACCAGTCAAACGGTGGCGGCGTCTACCGGCGTGTACGCAACCGGAACGTCATCGCCGGGTTCGGACGGCCCGCCTACGTGACCGCCGCACCCACACCGACTGCACCGCCCGCGCCGCAACCTGACCCGGCTGCGATCCGCCGCTGGGTTGCCGGCGTGACCCTCAACTCGATGCGTGACGTGAAGACACCGAAAGGCGGCCAGTCCGCCGACTTGCAGGTGGCGGTCATCCGTGCGGCGCTCGACATGATCAACGGCAACAAGGCGCTCGAAGCTGGGCTCACCGACTTGCAGCGCATCACCTACTCGGACGACCTGATTCGCGCCGTGTGGGCGTACCAGTGCAACCTCGCCAAGCTGGGCATCCACGTCAAAGACTTCCCTGGCGCTATCGGAGACGAAACGAAGTGGTGGCTGTGCGTGTCGTTGCAGAACATCCGTGACGGGAAGGCGTGACCGACGATGTGGGCTTCCGCACTGCTCGCCGCCACCCCAACCGCTGACGACTACGGCATCCAATGGGACGCCATTCTCGTCGCGATGATCGTCACGTTCCCGGTGCTCATCACCGCGATCGTCGGGGCTGTCTTTTCGATCCGCTCGACGCGCGGCCTGCACGAACGCACCGAGCGAGTCGAAACAGCGGTCACGACCGGCAACGGCAAGTCGTTGGCGCAATATGTGATGGACAACGAGCACCGGCTGCTCGCGCTGGGCGAGAAGGTGGACCGCATCGACGAACGTGTCGAAACAGCGGTCGCCTGGCAGGACACACACAGCGAAGAGGACGACGCCAACTTCGCACAGGCGCGCGACGCTATCGCCCGCCAAGACGGCCGCTTCGACACGCTCGAGTCGATGCTCGCCAAGCTGCTCGCCCCGAAGACTCGGGCCCGCAAGCCGAAGACCCCACAGAGCTGACTGTCCGCACGTGCGGACACTTTCGAGGCCAAATACCGGCACACGCAGGCCAAGGTCCGGACGGTCCAGGTGGAGCCAATAGGAGGCCCCCTGTGCCATTCATCTCGCAAGTGTTCAAAGAACACCCGCAAGCGCTCCAAGACCTGATCGCCGGAGACTCCGTCGCAAAGGTCGCAGCACGCTACGGCGTCAAAGCGCAACGTGTCACCAGCGGCTGGAAGTACTACCGCGGCAAAGTCGGACCCCGCAAAGACGACGCACCACCCGCAGACCCCGAAGCAACCAGCGAAGCCCGCCGAGCAGCAGCCGACGAGCAGCGCCGCAAAGAGATAGACCGGCTGCGTCGCGAGCTCGCCAAGGCTGGCGGCCGCATCGAAGAACTCGAGAAGTTTCTCGACCGGTACGCCAGCATCAAGCCCGCAGACATGAAGGTGCCCACCTGGTTGCGCCCCAAAGCACGCAAGTCGCGCACCCACCACGCCACCCCTGTCCTCATGCTGTCCGACCTGCACCTCGACGAAGTGGTGGAGCTCGCCGAAATGGACGGCCTCAACGAGTACAACCGCAAGATCGCCCAGGAACGGCTCAACACGGTCATCAACAACGTGTGTGAACTGCTGCGCACCTACGTGGCCGGTGTCGAGATTGACGGCATCGTCGTCGCCATCATCGGCGACATCATCACCGGCGCCATACACGAAGAGCTCGCCGACACGAACGAGTCACCCGTCCCCGCCACCATCGTCCACTGGGTGCCCATCCTTGCGTCGGCGCTTGTCCGGCTCGCAGACGAGTTCGGGCATGTGTTCGTCCCGTGCGTTGACGGCAACCATGACCGCACCACGAAGAAGACCCGCAAGAAGAAGCGGGCCGAGTCGTCGAACGCGTGGATCATCTACAACTGGCTTGCCGACACGCTGCGTCACGACAACCGGATCACGTTCAGTATCACCCCGAGCCCCGAGCAGGTCGTCAACGTGTATGGTACAACGTTCCTGCTGTCGCACGGTGACAGCTTTCGGTCAGCTGGCGGTGTCGGTGGCCTGTACCCGGCGCTCCTCAAATGGCTGCTGCGCCGCAAAGACCTGTACAGCCAGAAGGGTACACCGTTCGACTATGCACTCATCGGCCACTGGCATCAGCTGCTCTGGGGCCGCGACTTCGTCGTCAACGGCAGCTTGAAGGGCTACGACGAGTACGCCAAGGACGGCGGCTTCGGATTCGAACGCCCCCAGCAGGCCCTGTTCATCGTGTCGCCAGAGAACGGCATCGTGCAGCGCATGCCTGTGTTTGCAGACTGACCCTGGCGCTGGTGCGATCAGCGCGGACAGTCACCCACATGACTGACGCACGCTCACGCGCTATCCGTACCACCGTCCAGGCTCTCGTCGCTCTGGCTGCCCTGTTCGTCCTCGTCACGCCGCTCCTGTCGGCGTTCGGGATCGACATCGACCCGGAGATCAGGACAGCCATCGGCGTGTTCCTCACCGGGCTCGTGTCCTGGGTGCAGAACACGTTCGAGGCCAAGGGCATCCTCCCCACGCTCGCCCCACCCACCAAGTGACCGACCATGGTCAAGCCGGGGGCGGTCGCAGCAGTTGGAGCGCTCGTGGCAGCTGGCTGCATCGACGTCGCGATCATCGCGTCAACCGGCGACTCCATCACGGCAGCGTGCCGACGGCATCCTGTTGTGACCACAGTTGTGCTGGCTGCGTTCGTGGCGCACCTGACGGGACGGCCTCGCTGCCTGTACTGGGCGGACCCGTTCCGGGCGATCGGTGCTGTGGCTGACCGGGTGCACCGTCATGCGTGACCGGGCCGTCATCGTGTTCCTGCTCATCTTGGCGTTCGAGATCGGCGTCTCGATCGGCTTGCTGCAATGGCTGGGCACACCGTGAGTGACCGGCTGACCGTCTCCGCCTGCGGCATCCTGGTAGCACTCATCTTTGGTGCCGTCGGCCTTGTCGCCGTGTCCACCGCGTCGATCGGTGCGGACATCAACCGGCGTGCCGAGCAGGCGTGGACACAGGTACTCCCCGACGGTGCAGTCCGCGAGGCTGCCGGCTGCGTGGACGGTGATCAGGGCCAACACTGCGAGGTGGTGTTCCGCGTCGAACAGGATGGCGTCATGTACCGGTGCCAGGCCTGGTGGGGCCCGGAGATCGACGGGGTGACACCCGCAGCGATGCAGCCTGACCGCATCCCGTGCGTCACCGTCGAGAAATCTGGCTGACCTGCTTGCATAACGGTGGAGTCACCGACACTGTGTGTTTCATAGCCAGGACGGGAACCCTGGTGAGCAGGAGTTGAGGCCCGGTGGGGGATTCACCGGGCCTCCTCCATGTTCAAGGCCGCTTGTTGCCGAACCGATGCCTACGGGTATGAGTCGAAGGCGCAAACAGGTGTCCCGCCGGCCCAGCCGCGAACGGATGCGTGACGCGTGGGGCGACGTGTACCAGGCGATGAGCGGACTGTCACGGCTACCCACCGCCGCCAAACTGCCGCCCGACATGGTGCACGACCTCAACGACACCGTGGACCGCCTACACGCCGGCGGTGCCGTCACCGCCGCCGACTGCGACCTGCTCCTGTGGGCTGTCCTCGCCGTCGACCCGAACCACCGGCACCTGCTCACCCGCGCCGTGTTCGGTTTGGCCGGCCCGCCAGGCAGCCGGTTCGGACGCTCCGACCTGCTCACAGTGCACGACCTGCTCGAAGACATGATGCAACAGCTACGAGACCGCTACGGCGCCGACGTGGTGGACGCTGCGGAAACGCTGATACGTGGCGGCACCGACGCCGACACAGCCCTCGACATCGCCAAAGAGATCATGGACCACAAGGTGCCGTGACTGTCACAAGATTGACAGGGCCCGGTCCAGGTGGTCGGAGTCTGCACCCACATACCTCGCATGGGTGAACCTCGGGTTGGAATGGCCGAGCATCCGGCTCGCATCCTCCAACGTCACACCCCGGGCCAGCCACTGTGTTGCGGCGTGATGCCGCAACGAGTGGAACGTCATCCCTGCCGGCCAGCCAGCCGCCTCGTGAGCCGGCTGCCACGACCGGCGGTTCCAGTTGGACCGGCGTAGCGTCCGGCCTCTCACCGTTGAGAACACCAGCTGGTCCCCATCCAGACCATCCAACGTGGCCGCCAGGTCGTCGACCAGGTCCCGCGGGATGGGAGCCCACCGAACGCCAGCAGAAGTCTTCGGTGGCCGTATTTCCAGGGCGCCGCTGTCCCCTTCGCCAACCTGGCGCAGAACCTGCACGCGCCGCTCCTGGAGCGACACGTCGCAAGGCCTGACGGCAATCGCCTCACCCCACCGCAAACCAGTACCAGCAGCGAACCGGACAAGCAGACTGTCGATGTCACGGTCCATCGCCCCAGCCAACGCAGCCACCTGGGCGGGCGTCGGCACCAGCTCCGGTGGCACCAGCTCGAACGGGTCCTGGGCACGGCGAGGTGCACGCACACCGACCAGCGGATCTTCGGTCTGGCCCCACACGCCACGCTGCCGCCCATACATGACGACGCCACGCATCGCTTGCAGCACGCCGTTGACAGTCGAGCTCGACATGCCCTTCGCTGCGACCTGGTCAAGCACACGCTGCCAGTAGAGCGGCGTCATCGTTGACGCCCGCCGGGTGCCGACCGCCGGGATCAGATAGGTGCGCACCACTGACCGCATCTTGTCCCGATGGCGGACACCCCACGTGTTCGGCTCAGCCATCCACGACGATGCCAGCGCACCGATTGTCACGTGCGGCTGGACCGCCTCACCGGGAGCGCCGATCCGCAACGCTTCCGCTGCGGCGATCTGGTGCGCTTCGGACGCTGTACCACATCGGTGTTCGTGCTGCTTGCCGCCCTCCTGCCAGTAGACCCGCCAGCGGTCCTTGGAGGGACGGACGCTGACAGGCCCGTAGCGGACCGTGTCGGCCGCTGGCCGCCGCCCCATCAGGCAGCCACCTTTCGGCGAGGACCTCTGGGCCGGCTCACAAGGAGTTCAGGCGTCACATAGGCGGGGATGTTGACCGGCACTTCGGCCCGGCCGGACAGCCACTGCTCCACGTCGCTCACACGCCAGCGCACGCAGCGTGCCGCCAGGCGGTAGCGGGCCGGGAAGCCTGCCTCGTTGCTCAGTCGCCGGGCGGTGCTTTCGCTCACACCCAGCATGTCGGCCATTCCGGCCAGGTCCATGAGACGTTCGTTGCTCATGGCGGCAACGGTGCTCGGTGCCCACTGTGCGCCATTCGGCCGCCACGGAGCGTCACCGGGTGGCAGGTGTTTCTGGCGGTTCCTGGCAGCCGACCGTCCCGGACCGCTGGAACACAGGGCGTTTCGCCCGTTGAACGCCTGCTTGCAAAGCGTGGGGTAGCGCACGTCGTTCCCCTTGTAGCTGCTGGGCGCGAGGCCCGTTTGTGGTGCCAGAAACGTTTGGTGGTTCCTGGCGGGTGGTGGAGGTGATGGGACTCGAACCCACGGCCTGCTGCTTGCAAAGCAGCTGCTCTAGCCAGCTGAGCTACACCCCCGGCGACGTTGAGGCTACCCGCGTTTCTGGCGTGCCCACCTAACCCGGCTGGAATGCGATGAGAGGTGCACACGTCTCACTTTTTCCGGCGCGCTGGGGCCTTTCCGGTAGGTCAGGACACCCGGACCCTTCCGGCGGCTATTTCGCACACCCATGCGACCGTTACACCGAACTCGGCTGCGAGCGCCTTGGTGTTGCCTCCGATGCCGCCGACGTGCCGGTCCCGAATGATGGCGACCTGCTCGTCCGTCAGTTTGAGCGGTCGGCGGTCCCGCCTCCTGCTCATCATGTCGTGCGTGTTGTCCCGGTACGTGCCGAGCAGCAGGTGCAAAGGCTCGACGCACGACGGGTTGTCGCACATGTGACGTACCACCATGCCCTTAGGGATCTTGCGGCGGTTGGCTCGCTCCCACGCCCACCGGTGCGCCCCGACCTGGCGGCGTCCCTCAGCGGTGAACTGTCCGTAGCGGCTGGTTCCGGTGCTGTGCGCTCCGGTCCATTCGAGGCAGCCGGTCAGCTCGTTGCGGCGGGTCTTGGCGTCGAAGCGCTCATCAATGGTGGGCATGCCGGCACGGTTGGCGCCCCAGCCTCAACGGCAAGAGCCCCGCCGAAGCGGGGCCCTTGGGTCACACGGTCAGACCGTGGTCCATCGGTGATGGCACGTGCACGACAGGGACGCACAGCACCTGTGCCCGGACACGTGCCGCAGGCAGCAGGCGCTCGTCGCTGACCCAGATGGCACACACGTTGCCGGACGGGCCGACGATGCTGCCAACCGGGAGCGGTCGGTCGTCGTCGTTGACGAAGACGCGGGGCGTGTGCCGACTGGCGGGTTCGCCACAGTGGGGACACTTCTCCACGGGGAGGCGGGAAGGGCGCATAGCTTGTCTCCTTGCTTTGGTTGGGTGGTAGCGCCATCCACCGTCAGCGCTTCAACAACCATCGCAAGGGTTGGGCAGCAAGTCGCTGCCCAATGTGCTACGAGTCGTAGCACAGTCAGAACAAAGCCGTCTGAATGTCCGTACCCGCCGACACATCCAAGCAATGCGGCGAGAACCACAAGCACTCCTTCACACGGTTCGCGTGGTTGCCGTCCTGCCGTGCCGCCGACGCAGCCGTGGAGTAGGCGGCGGACGCCGAGTAGTAGTGGCGTCGCCAAGTGTCAGGCATTAGTGCGTCGTGTTCGTCGATGTACCCGGCGAGCACGATGCGGAATCGGGGGTTGTCACCGTTGGCGAGGCACCACTCCCTGACGTCATGTGCGATGGTGTGGTCATCGACGGTGTACAGGTCGGCGGTGCGCACGTCGCCGAGGTAGGGCGGGTCAAGGAACACGCCGACCGTCGACCCGTGAGCCAGCGCTCCGGTGGTGACAACGCGTGACCAGTCGCCGCAGCAGACTCGAGTGTCTCGGAGCCGGGCGGTAAGCTGCTCAAAGTAGGCGTAGACGCCGGCGGTGCGGTATTCCAGATTGTTGTAGCCGCTTTGCCCGGCGTTGCCGAGGTCGGGTCGCTGGCGTTTCACGCCCCGCCCGCCGTCGCCGAGGTGGGGTAGCTGGCGGTTCACGCCCTGCCCGCCGTTGCCGAGGTGGGGGCGCTTGCGGACGATGCCGTCCTGATCGACCATCCACGGTCCGGTGCCGGCGCACCACCCTGAACCGATCCATGCGTTCACGCCCCACACCCACCAACCGGCCACCTGTGCGTCATAGAAATCCGGGTCGGCTCCCATGCCGTTTAGCAACCGCGACCGTCCGGTGTTGGTCAGCCACAGGTGGCGGGAGAAGAGGTCGACCTCGTTCACCGGCCAGTCACACCAGGCGGCGACGGCCTCCGGGTCATGAGCAAGCGCACGCCAAAAGTTGGCGACGAACCCGTCAGCGTCGTTGACCGTTTCGGTGCGCCGGGGGCCGTCGTTCATGTCGTGCGGACGGGCCAGCAATACGGCCCCGGACCCAAAAAACGGTTCAACGTAGTTAGGCACGTCACCAAGTGCTGCCCAAACTTCAGCCGCGACGCGGCGCTTGCCGCCGAACCAGACAAACGGGGATTTGAAGGTGGGGGAATCTCCAGGCATGCACAGGACAGTCCTGAACCCAGACCGCTGTGCAGGGAGGATACGGCGTCGCTGGCTTCAACGATTCGGCAATAGTGCTACGAGTCGTAGACCAATTGTGCAACGACTCGTAGCACAATTGCCGTGAGGTCACGCCTGGTTGTGCCGCCGGTGGTACAAGTCCAGCGCCATCGCTGCGAGCATCTCGGCGGACACCGTTGGCCGGCCACGCCAGATCCTCTCCGCATCCTCGATGACCCCCCACGGCACCTGCGCAAAGCCGGAGTTGGCCCGGATGAACGCCATCGCCCGCACAGCCACATCGGTAGACGCAAACCTCACAGGCGGGCACGCCCCGTCATGCAGCACACAATCCATGTCCGGATCAGACAACAACACCCCACACCAAAGACAATGAGTACACCCGACCCCAGGCCTCGCGTGCACCGTAAACTGCTCGAACTCCAACCTGTGAACCACGCAACGGCGCCACTGCTCACGACACGACAGCGAACAGAACACACCCAAACAGCCCTGGTTGCCATCCCGTACAGCAGGAAAAGAGGTTGCCATCATGCTTACAGTGTCGGCCCGCTCTCACGCTGCACGCGGCAACCTGACCGCGGCCAGATCCCCACCAATGCAGGCGACTGCACGTTTATGCATATCCCAACCGGGGCGACGAGTGCTGGCCTAACAAAAAGGTCAAACAGCTACCGGAGACAGCTCGAGCACAACCCGGTCCCAATCCTTCGGACGCCACACGTCCACGTCAGCCCCAGCCAACTCCAACTGTCGCAACCACACGATCTGAGCCGACCGCAACCTGCCCGTGTCCGTTTTGAGCTCACGCCACAAGACACGTCTCTGGCCCGGATGCACCAGAATCAAGTCGGGGATGCCAGCGGCTCGTGCGTCACCGACGAGCACACCAGGGCGCACCTGCCGTCGGCTGTCATGCACATGCCCGACCGTCCACCCGTACCGCTCCGCCACCTCGATGACCGCAGCCTGAAACGACGCCTCCGACTCATCCATCGTTCCGCCCCCAGCCGCTACCGCGAAAGATGATACCACCCAACTTGGCGACACGACGGGAACGCGTCCACCCACACTTCAGACACCGGTCCAACGACACAACCTCACCGATGCTGGGCGCCTGCTGATGCGGGTACCACTCTTCACGGTCACGGCCGCACGACTCGCAGACGAACGCGTACACCATCGGTCAACGCACCTCGTCAACCAGACCCAACTCGAGGGCCTTCTCCGACTCGATCCACCAGTCCTTGCGGTCCCAGTTGCGCTTGATGCGTGCCGCGGTCAGCTTGCCGCCGGTGCGTGCCTCGAAGATGGCGACGATACGCTTCTCAATGCGCTTCACAAACTCAACTTCGTCCTCGACCTCAAACGTCTTGCCGGACGCGCCGAACGCTGCGCGGTGAATCATCACCCAGCCCTCGGAGCCAACCCAACGGTGGTCGCCCATCTGCAACAGGATCCCGGCCATTGACGCGGCCATGCCGAGACAGCCGACCGTCACCTTGTGACCGGCGTGCGACAAGGACCGTACGAAGTCGAACAGGACGAACCCGTCAATGATGCTGCCACCAGGACTGGTGAACACGATCTCAACATCACAGTCCGGGTCGGTGCGTGTCCACTCGGTCAGCTGCTTGATGCACGCCGCGACGGACGCACCGCTGACGGTGCCGACGAAGCGGTACACGTGGTTGTGTTCGTCGCTGGCAAGCGCGGCAGCTTCAAGGCGTGCCGCCTTCGCTGCGGCCAGCTCAGCGGTGGTTGCTTCCGCAGCCGCCTTGCGTGCTTCGGCGTCTGTGTGGGCGGCGCCGGCACGAGCGGCAGCTGTCTCCGCTTCGAGCTTGGCGATAGTTGCTGCTTCCAGTGCCGGACTCATCGCCTCGGCTGTGTCGTTGCTCATGTCGACCTCCAGGTCTTTGCGTCGGTGGTCGTTTGTGCTGCTCGTTTGACAGTCCGCTGGCAGGTGACATCTGCCACGGTCAGGCTGGCGCCGGCTCTTCGACCGGGACCTCAGGCGCCGGCTCTTCGACCGGGACCTCAGGCGCCGGCTCTTCGACCGG